AGTTGTTCAGCCATAGCAGCGTTAGTCTCTACTGCCGTGTCACGCAATGCTTCTAGTGTGCTTCCAATGTTAGTACCCAGATGATGTGATGTACCACTAAGTAAATCATTGTCCATGATACCTGTCAATGACACACCAAGCAAACGCTCTTCCTCTGTGTTCTTCTTCCACACATTACGTAAGTACTTAAAGTTAGTTAGTGTGGATTGGAACGTACCTAAGATTGTAGCAAGGCGAACCTTCTCACGCAATGACTGCTGCGTATCACTAGCACGTGCTACTACCTCTGACAAGTTACAGAACTGATATGGGCGTAATATAATTTCACTACAAGGGTTGCAACCAAAACTATGTTCTGTATCACGTCTGCCATTCTTAGCTGCCTGTACCTTTGCTGCTTCACGATTAAATATGCCACGCTCACCTGACTTAGATTCGTACAGTGCTACCCACTCACGCATAAATGTACCCATCTCTGGCTTGCCTTTGTAGGCTACAGAGTTATTAGCCAACGAGCGTTGTGGTTCTGTATCCCACCACTGACCTGACTTGGCATGTGCCATCTGGTCATCACCAAGATTAGACAAACTAATGAGAGCAGAACGGCGTACACCACCAACAACTACAACCTCACCAATCTTGCACATGATGTCATGGCACTCAACAGGCCACAGCCTACGACCTGTAGCTGCTTTAAACTTAGCTATGACAAAATCAAACAGTTCTTCTAGTGGTGCTGGGCCACTAGCACGACCACCAAATGTCTTGAGCCTTGCACCCGCAGGGCGTACTTCTGATACATCCCACTTAGGAATCTGTCCAGCGTATAGCAAAGAGATAAGTTCACGCAGAGACTTTGCCCATCCGGGGCGACTGTCACCTACCTTGATTACTGTATCTGTGTGGTGCATTACCTCATTAACTATGGGCAGCTTATCCACATTCTCACGCTCAACAGAGAAGCCTACGCCTGTGCCACACATAAGTATGTACATAGTCTCATCAAAGGCTCTAGGACTGTCTATAGGCACGTAGGAACAGTTGTATGCACCCACGTGGCAGCGATCTAGTGCAGGTCCAGATGTCATCAATGCTCTCATGCTGGGCATGATGTCTTGATTCAATACAGCTTGCTCTAGTTCGCCTCTTAAATCATCAGGCATTACATATCTGCACGTACTATACAGATGGTTCTTCATGTAATCAAAGTAGCGATTCACTGTCTCGCCCCATGTCTCACGGCGTTGTTCGTCTTCTTTCCATCGGGCATACCGTGATAGCGCAATAAAGTTTTGATAGTCTGTAGGTAGGTAATTATTCATCTGTCACTCCGTTATAGTTCTCATTGTTCTAATGTCAGCACCGTTAACATCATATAAGTATTCACGTATGCCATCCTCTATTTCTTCTCCGACCATACCATCAGCAGGTATGGGATATTCTTCCTCGTCTATGTCGAGAGTAATAAATACTTTAACTCTCATCACTAGCCACCGTATCTTCAATCAATGTGTTAAGATACCACTGTGCTTTTTCTAAATCTTCTAGTGGTTTACCCTTGTAATCAAACCTCCACATGTACTTCATAATGTTACCCTGTAGGTAGTATTTAAAGTTAGGACCAAGTGCTGCTTGGATTGCAGCAATGCATTCAATACCTGACTGATTGTAATGAGTAGGGCTATTTACCATATCTACATTACCATAGGCTTCTTTACCTGCCCGTTCTAATACATCAGATTGTTCCATAGCTTGTTTCATAGCTTGTTTCATATATTCTTCATGCCTCATGCATTACCTCCTGTCTTTGTACTAAATGTTAGATGAACTACATTACCATCATAAGTTTTTTCTACGCCCATCTCTTCCTCTAGTTCTACATCAATATCCATTTCGTTGTCAACAACTTTCATAACATACTCATGTATTAAATTTCTAATGGATTCTTCTTGTTCCATAACAGGCACACTAGAACACATCATCTTAACAAAGTGCATTAGATTATCATAGTCATCATCATTGAGTGGGTTTTCAGGAAAGGCCATTATAGATATATCTATTTCTCCATTCCATTCACCATCATCATCTGCAAAAGGTCTTACACGTATGACAAAATCTTCATCATTTATTTTATTAATCATATCATCTTTACTCATTTTTTAATCCTCCTTTTTACAGTAGAGTTTGGATGACTGATAAAGGAAGGATGTTTGTCCTTACCCTTTTCTTTTAACCAATCCTCTGGTATTATGCGATCATAGTATCTAAAGCCATGCTTGATACACCACTTAGCATAAGTAGTTTTTGATCCCTTAAGTATTCTGCTTTGACTATTTTCAAATACAAATCGTATGTCAAGATCAGGATGCTGCTTACGTATAAGCAACTGTCTCCTTCTATCAGCAGGAACAAATCGACCCTTAACCTCAACTATGATACCGTTGTTTAGTACAAAGTCAGGAGTATAAGTTCTGTATGATACATCTTCCCATTCAATTTTTATTTCTTCATACCTAAACTTTCTCCTATCTGACTTTAACTTATCAGAGATAACCATTTCAAGTTTACTACGATAGCCATACTTACGTGCCATCCTCCATGATTTATGATGACTTTTACTGTACAACAACTTCTCCTATATAGCTAACTGTCG